AACTAGATTTTGTAAACCCAGTGAAAGAACTATACTTTGTTATTCAGCGTCAGGGTAGTGTAGGAACAGACGAATTTGAGTTTGTTACACCATTTGATTATGATGGTATACTCGAAGTAACTGGGAATAAGTATGTACTTTGGGAAAATTTGGATCATCTTACACTTACTCTCGATGGTCAAGAAATCATTACCAAGGACACTGGTACTATGACTTTTCTCAAGGCTGTTCAGGCCGCTATACATCACTCAAAAACCCAACTCATTAGACGTTTCTATTCATACAGTTTCGCTTTACAACCAGAAGAATGGTATCCAACTGGGCAGGTAAATTTCAGTCTCGTGAAAGAACAAATTCTAAACCTAAGTCTAAACCCATGTACAGGTTATTCAAGACAAGTTCGAGCATACGCTGTAAACTATAACATCCTCCGTGTGGGTGAGGGAACTGCGAAAACTATTTTTGATCTCAAATACTAAAGATGAATATGCAAACTGGCTTCGGCGATGCTGGTGACAGAATGGCAGAGCAATACATTAATACCATGACGAACCTTCTCCTACCCGTTCTAGAGCAAAGTACTTTACTTGCAGCAGAATATTCCAAAGCCTGTGGAAGAGATACACTTCTCCCAGAAGATATGGAATATGCAATGAAATACTGTGCTATGCACACAGTTGGTCAGGCGACGGGTTCTATGTTTCCTGAAATTTACCAAGAAGATGACGACGAAGAAGAGGATTCTGACGAAGAAATGGAAGTTGTTTCTGACGATGAATGCCCACCATTTGAAAGATATTCAGGGAATGATATGACGTTACTCAAGATGAACGACGCCTATGATAGGTGGGACAGTTGGGAACCCCAGAATCCGACAGAACACATGTTAAAAAATGCTATTAATAGTAATGAGCATCTCGGAACCTGAAGGATGGAATTTTTCTGATAAGACTAAGTTACACACTTCAAACTTAGATTCAAGCTCTAGTGATGATTCATCAGATGATGAACAATTATTTTCAAAAACAAAATCATTAAAAGCAAAACGATTTAAAAAAATAGTAAAAAAAGAAGAAGTTACAAAAGAATAATTTTTTTCGTCATGTATAGTATAACAAACACTATGTCGGCCGCCGCTCTCCAGACCGTAAACCTTGTCACTCAAGAACTCCAGACCCAGACCCTCAACTCGATTGTCGGTGGCTTCTCTTTCGCCGCTGCCATGTCTTGGATGGACTTCGTCCGCTGGACCATCACCCAGATCGTAAAGGTCCCCAAGAACGGTGGTGCTCAGTACGCCATGACCGCAGTCCTTACTTCCCTCCTCTCTGTGGTTGTATTCTTAGTCATCTCCAGGATCACTGGTAAGGTTTCTAAGCCCGCGCAGCCCGTGTACGCGGTAACCCGCTAAGAGGTTTGCCTTTCATTAAAAACATCAGGAGTAGTCCAGCTAAAATAATTAGCACTATATACAAATACTCCTTTCTCCACTTATAAGAATTCTTTACAACTTCAGGAATACTTATGATTGGCTCCTTCTTTTCGGTTTTTTTAGGTTCTTCTTCCGGTAATGAAACTTTAGGTAAATTCTCCAATTTGTCAGTAGAACCCGTAATTTCAAATTTAAGTACGTGATCTTGATTTCTAAAATCATATGGGATTAATCGACCATGACTCATATAGAAAAACTCGATTTTAACATCCTTAATCATCTTTTGTGTTCCAGAATGAAAGTGATGCACTAATTTATCATCAGCACCATTAAAGTTTATAAAATCACTCCCGTTAAGAAGTATATGACCTGTGTAGAAGGGAGTAGATGTGTACACAGTCTGTGTAAACTCATCAGAACCTGTTGTTAATTTTAATACCAAAGAATTAGGCCCATTTAAATTAATCGCACCAGAACGAAGTATTTTATCTGTAGACGTAAAGTTTTTTGAACTAAAACCCATAATTTGATGTGGAGTTGTGAGTGGAGATGAATTACTCAAATATCCATTCGTACCATCATAAAATTGAAGTGTGAAATTATCACCACTCGCGTGTGTGTTAGAAAAGACTAACGAATCCGTCTCTTCATCGTAAATAACACTGTCTACGTGAGTATTAGAAGGGGCGAGTTCTATATCCAGGTCCTCAGCTAACACGTAACCATTTGAATAATTCGTCTCATTTAGTGTAATATTAACACCATCTACACTAAATGTCTTATTCGTGGCGGAGGTCATCAATTGTGGTGTAGGAATACGAGCAGAAACGAGTGTTATATTAGATATATCATAAATGGGGTTATCTAAGTTAACAGCGTAACTATTCGCATAGGGATAAATAATAGTATCTCTCTCGCTACTATCTATGTTAAGGGTGTGGACCTTCATTAAAATATAGGGACAATATTTTAATGATTGTTTTTGTCTAGTATAAACAATCTTTCTACTGATAGAGAGAATGAGAGAGGGGGTTGTTTTGAAGTTGCCTCTTTGCAATGTCAAGGTTTCGGGTATTGGGATTTTCAATACCCTTGTATGAGTTAAATTGATGAAATGGTTTCTGCTGGTAGTTTTGAGTCCAACCACCACTAGCTGGGTTGGTGCGACCATCGACGCGAGTCGTATCGGAACGAACCGCCGTAAGACGACCACCTTGCTTGAGGGCGCTCTCACGAACATTCATCCTACCAGCATTACCCATCCTGTTAGGCTTGCCTCTGCGATCTTCGGGGCGGAAGCCATACTTCATGAGTTCCTCATTGGTCTTTGCAGTTATCTGAGAAGCAACGCCTTGTGCATAGGCGCCGTGATGACTGTGGATACCTGGGGCTGGGCGATTATTATATATGTATTGCTCATCGGTGCGATCACTCTTAAATCTAGTGGGATCTTGAGACATCGTTTGAGCCGGAATGAAACGCTTAGCACCATTGAAACCTAAACCATCCGCACGATGACCAGTCTCTGATCGATTTGTGGTACGTTTAGTCTTTTCATGCTCATTACGGGGAACTACACCAGACATACCCTGAGCACGTCCCGCCATGGTAGGTCGCCTAGATGGGAGAAAGGAAGTAGTTTCGGCTTTATTGTGTGTAAGTTCACCAACCATGGCAGAACGACCACCAGTGACGTCAGCTGCAGGACCAGTACGCCCTGGGAGGGTGGTCAGTTTGTATTCACCAACATTAACAGGATTTACCCTAAAAGTTTGCTGGAAACCACCTACGGCAGGTACATTAGGGTCAACACCCAAACCTGGACCAACCAATTGCTGTTCTATAGGTGAAAGGTTGTTCATACGACCATTATCATACATTCGGTTGCGCATGTTTAGAATTTCCTGACCACCGGTACGTTGCTGCATAGAAATGTCTCCGAAACTCTCCATTTCCCTCTTGTGTGGAATTTCGGCTGTAGGCTGGAAATTATTAGATTCTATAACTTCTGGATTTTTCAGTGTTGGTTCAGTGACAGTAACTTTTGGTGGTTGGGACTTGGTACTCAAGTTCCTCCCCGCAAATACAAGACCGGCGACGGCCATGAGTGATATAGGATCAGCCATTCTTACTTCTTGTTAACATTTTTATTAAGATACCTCTGCTGAAACAGACCATTCTGGACTTCGGCTCTGGTACTCGCAGGCTCATATCGCATCGTACGAAGAGGTACCTTGCAGTTCATATTGGTTAAGGGGAACAGGTTTCGCTCGTATGTCTGAATGATATGCTTGTTAAATCGGGAAGTAGATTGGGGACGAAGCTGATCACTTGTCTCAATGTATTGTGCTGGAGAACCCTTACCCGCCATGTATGGGGCGGTACCGTACAACATAGTGTTGGGACGGCATTCACCACAGTTTAGGCTACCGGGCTGGGGGTATACAAAAATTTCATCAGTCGCTTTTACGGCGGGTAGAGCACCCGCATTTTGAACAATGGAAAGTCCAGGTTGAAGCTGATACGCCATTTATTATTACATAAGAATATTTATCTAAGCGGTGCCGGGTGTTCCCCTATGCATACCGGAGCGTTTGTCACCATCGGATCCCAAACCCGAAAAAGCTTCGAGCTGGACACCCCTAGCATTAGGATCACAAAAGCGGGTATCACTCTTGCACATTGGTGCATTTTTTCGGCCATAAAGAGACTCGGCGAAAGCTGTCTGATCTCCTGGGATTTTTGTCACTGGGTTAGACACAAACTGACGCTCCATAGCATTGCGGAGGTACCTAGGCATGGAAGTCCTAGAACGCCCGGCATCATATGGAATACGATCACTACTGTAAGCCTGAACGAATGGTTTCACTGATGAGTAATAGCACGCCTCTAACCTATTAGGGGCGTCAGTAAAATCAGTAATGAGAACATTACCCATAGGGTTGTTTGGTGTAGGCATCTGACAGCTCGCACCTTCAACTGATCCACCGTAATTCTCCTTAACCATTCTAGACTTATAAAGAACATACACGACACCTAATACCGTCAGACCCAAAACGAATACACGTGGGTCACGTCGAATAACATAAAGTATAGTGCACACATAAATGATAAAACGAGAAGCAGCATTTACCCTGTCTTCTGGAGTTTGCTCACCTGTGGGCCAAAATTGGGTGACCTGGTCAGCATCAAAAAGCTGCTTAGGATCATCGAACCAAGCTTTCATTTAATATATGTATAGGTTTATTTTTTTGGAAGACCATTCAACATGCTACCCATCATTTTCATAAGGGCATCTTGGTCCAACTCCCCGTCACCACTTTGCATGTTATTCGCTACACCCTTGGCGATATTCTCAATTTGAGAAAGGGTGTCCGCTGGGAGAGCAGTGATGGTAGTACCAAGCATGTACAGAGTCTGAAGGTACTGCCAAGTAGCACCCTTTGTATTAGGAGACATCTTAGACCAGTAACGCTTAATATCAAGCTCCTTCAAAAACTCAATGTTCTCAATTTCATTGAGAAGAAATGTCTCATCCTTTGCAGAAATCTTATCGGCATATGGAGAAACACCATTCATGTATCCATCTACAACTAGGCGGGGGTTGGTTGACTTGAGTAGGTCAAACGAAGTTAACATTTTCTTGATTCCTTTTTCCTCTGGAAAAGTCTTGTGCAATTCCACAAGAAATTGACTCATCATATCATTGAAAGCAGAGACAGACGCCATTTTCTTATTATATTGGTTTAATCTTTAAGTTTAGAAAGGCTCTGTAGAAATAGCCTCCTTTTTACCTAAACCACCTGAGATTATGAAAAACACTAAAATCGCATTGAGTACAGCGGGTTTTGTGTATTTGTTAAGCTCAAGCTTACCTTCATTATTGAGATACGCTTTGAGATGAATATAACCAGCAGTTATACCAGCTGCAATTAGGGCGGCACTCACTGGGTCGCGTAAATGATCGGAGAGTTCCATTTAATTATAACGGGGATTTTTTGTGCGCTGCTCTGGTGCATCACCAAAAAAGACATTATCATCCGGCTCCTGCTGAGGTTGGGGTTGGGGCTCCGCGAACGATTCTTCACCACCCATTGGTTGAGCAATTGGTTCAGAAACTGGCTCTGGGGCTTCGGGTGCTTCTACACCATGGACCGTTTTGAATTCATTTTCAAGTCCAGTGGGTTGAGGGTCTCCACCCATTTCATCTAGGGGTTCAGGCTCCATCTCAGGTTCGAGTCCCTCCATTGGCTGAGACTCCATCTCCTCCATCTGCTCATCAAGAACATCTGGGTCGGCACTGTCGTGGATGTCACCGTCGAGCGAAATATCACGCGTTTCTTGCGACATGTAAGTCTGAAGAATTTGTTGCACCGGAATCAATTCCTTTACGGTATTCTCGATGCATAAGGAGAAGCGGATCCTAAGATTTTCGTCACGAGCATACTCACTCTGTTCGTCGTGGAAGATGTAGGGGTCTCGGTACAGGTCCTTCGCGATGTTATTGTAACAGGTTTGAATAAAAACCTCTTCAGTTGGGAGCTTTAAAGAAATCTTCTTGTTATCAGCCTTAAGGCGAACCGCAGAGAGAATCTTTGTACAGGCAACAAAGACAGCCGCTAAAAGATCACCAAACCAAGTACACCTATCAGTTATGTTATCCGTGTGTCGCTTAGACATGGCATTAGACCAGTTTGGAACCTCCTTTAAATGTTTCTGAAACATGATAAGAACCTGCTTCCCCTTTGAGGTTTTCATTGCCTCGATGTACATATCCTGAAAAACTTCAATCATAGGTGGAATCATAATAAGGCACATCTGTCCAAGATACTCCTTTTTAGCCTCTACGAGAACGTTCAAATTGTCCATTTATGATTAATAGGGTTTTTAAATCCATCTTTTACTACGCACCTCTCCTGTACTGATTAGCCATTTTCTTCAAATTCATTAGATTTGGAAAATCTCCCTCTTCAACCTCTTCTTTCTTTATTTTACTCTTCTTGGGTACGATCCAAGATATGTATATGTCTTGATCACTTAAAAGTCTTACAGTAAAACCACCAAGTTCGAATTGCCTAGCTACATATTTTGCTGCAAGTCTCCTATCGAATACGGGGTAACCAATTAGAAATGCTGGTACAGTGAGAAAAATCTGTTTATGTCCAAGTTCTACAGCCTGTTTAATTTTTGAAGAAAACTGTTCGTAAATCTTCTTGTAGATTTCTTTCCTGATCTGTTTTCTTTTGTCATCAATCTTCGTCACGTCATTGATGCTTAACATTACAATTACTGTAATTTATTTTTAGCGGATTCCAACTCACTTTGTGTAGGGACGGCCGATTCTTTAACAAGTTCATATTTAACGAATTCTTTACCAGCTGAACTCTCTGTGAAAGCACTCACATCACCTGGCGCTTCAACACCAATGGGTTGTGTCCGAAGAGAAATTACACGAGATTTACCGTTTTGAACCTCGAAAGACGCAACAACTGAGAAACCAAACGAAAATCCACCCTTCTTCATAGCCATGAACATGAGTTCGTATATTTCATCACGTTCCTTCCTGTAACCCTTGACTGCAGTAGTTTCGATGATGTAGGTGCAGACACCTGTACGCTTGGAGATCTCATTATTAGCCTTCAATACGAAATCCTCCATTGCATCATTATTGAGACTCACCTCAAATTCTTCAAACCCATCAAGGTTTGGTCTGGGGTCATTCAACTTTACTGGAGAAACGGCCTTGGTGTAGCCTGAGAGACCGAATGTTTCTGTAAACATTTCCATGTTGGTTGTGAGGATGATAACAATCAGGATGAGAATAAATGCTAACAAGTAGTTCATCTTTACTAATATGCGTTAATTTTTTTTTAGAAAATACCGTATAGATAATAGATGTCACTCCTGATATATAGCCCAAGATGTAAACATTCGATGGATGTTATAGAATATATCAACAAACATCAACAGTTGAAACAACTTGTAAATTACCATAATGTCAACACACAGGGTATACCACCAAATTACAGAAATAAGATAAACCGTGTTCCAACCATGCTGACAAAAAATGGTAAAATTCTGGTTGGTACTGAAATAAAAAACTGGTTAGACTCACTCCTACCAGCTAAAGAAGTTTCACAAGGTTCCATTGGTGCATTTGGATGCTCAATGACATCCCTTGATGGGGATGCACCCAATTCAGATTTATTCTCCCTGAATGATTATGGTCAGTCTCTTCAACCAGCTATGACTAAGGAGTTAGAAGAAAAAATCAGTAGGGAAGTATCTAAAGGTGTTGCCTATACAGATTTAAGTCGGTAGAACTAATTTAAAGATCTAACACACATATTTTAGTAGATATGAAATTAGTTACTATCCAGGCTTCAGCCGTTAAGTCTATATTTGAAGTACTAAAAGACATTCTAAATGATGTAAATGTATACTTTAAACCGGATGGTGTCTATATTGTCACTTTAGACACAGCCCGAACATCTCTTATAGATATATATCTAGCTGCGGATAACTTTGAAGAATACAGCTGTGATCAAGAAGAGGTCATAGCCGGTATCAACATCTCGAATACTTTCAAACTTTTGAAGACAATAACAAATAATGATGTTCTTACAATGGAAATCAAATCGAAAGAATATATGAATTTGGAAATATCAAGTGAAGCGAAAAAAAGTCATACAAAATTTGAACTCAAACTTCTCGATATTAATGAAAGTCGTATCGAAGTTCCAGAAATCGAGATGACCACTATAACAACTTTACCATCAACCGATTTTCAGAGACTGTGTCGTGATATGTCTAATATTGGTACCGATATTGAAATCACACGAGAGGGTAAAGCAATAAATTTCAAATGTGAAGGTGATTTTGCGAACCAAGAGACATCAATTGAATGTTTGGATGAAAGTCAAAAAATCACTGGTATGTACAGTCTAAAATACCTGAATATCTTTACAAAGGCGACGAGTATGTGTGCGTCTGTGCAAATTATACAAGAAACAGGTAATAGATTTTTGATTTTAAAGTATAACGTTGCAAATTTGGGTGAACTCAAGTTTTACCTAGCAACTAAGGTATCTGAAGACTAGTTGTATAATCTTCAAGGGTATTGAGAACCTTTTTCATTCCTAGAGTATTCGAAAGAATAATCTTAGGAAAACGGTCTTTTAAGACATCTTTATCATAATACAACAAATGTTCGAGTGGAACCTTTTGTTCATGAAAATCACATCTAGGTCCAGAATATCGTTTCACCTTTTCAGTAATGTTTCGCATAGGTTTATCATCATGATCAACTATCCAAGCACTACTCAATGGGATACTAAAATGCATCGCCGAACTTTCATTTTCACCCGGTCTGAAATTAATGTCATTTGATATAGCGGAATAAATATGTCCATTGTAATAATACTTGATACGTAAAATCACATATTTTACATTTTGTGGTATAGAGGTATGTCTAAAATCCCTACCAGTTACGTTACCATAAAATTCATCAAGAATGCCATCCCAATCTCTACTCTCTTCTACCCAAAACTTATCATCCGTCTGGTATTTTAAGTCGTAATCTATTTTATATTCCAACTCTTCTTTGATAATTGTATAGTCTCGTGGTGTGGTTAAATTTTTATACAGAAATAAAAGATGACTTAAAAGTTTGAGAAGCATTTCTTTATATAGAATGGAAGGAAACTTTTTAAGTAGATATAATAATAAATTGGATGAGTGGGGCGAGTTAATTAAGAAGGATCCATCAAAAAAAGGTAAATATCAATCTGAAATGGCTGATTATATTATGAAATGTATGCCATATATGAATCAACATACAGATGAAGGTGAGGAAATGTCAAACACTGACAATGTATTTAATGTGAAAGAAACTGTTGGTCTAAAAAGAAAGGATATATTCACAGATTACTTGATAGAAGTAGAAAAGAAGAATATACAGAGACCAAAACATTCTATACGAATAGATGAATGTCCAAATTGTGTATATAGTAACATTATTCATATGAGATCAACGGCGGATTTGGTATGTGACGGTTGTGGCGAAATAATTGCTATAGCCATGTCAGATGAATTAACGTACAAGGAAGAACAAGAAACATCCGAGAAAATCATAAACTATTCATACAAACGAGAAAATCATTTCAATGAATGGCTGTCACAATTCCAAGCACAAGAGATGACTACTATACCAGATGAAGTTATTGAACAATTGAGAAGTGAACTAAAAAAGATGAAAATCAAAAATCTAATAGATATTACTCATGCTAAGATACGTGGTTTGTTGAAAAAATTAAGACTAAATAAATACTATGAACATGTTCCGTACATCACAAATATTTTGAATGGAATCAAACCACCAAATATGCCACAAGAACTAGAAGAAACTCTACGAATCATGTTCAAAGATATACAAAGACCTTTTGACGACAATTGTCCGACAGAAAGAAAAAACTTTTTGAGTTACTCATATGTTTTATATAAATTTTGTGAACTTTTAGGTGAAGATGACTTTCTTCAATACTTTCCACTTCTCAAGTCTAAAGAGAAACTTTACCAACAAGATGTCATATGGAAAAAGATTTGTCATGATCTCAGATGGGAATTTATTCCAACTGTTTAGAACCTAAGTGCTCCAATAAAAATATAATTTTCAACCATGAATCAAGAAGAAAACCAAGCCTTATTGGCACTCTATGAGCTCGAGTCTCATGTGTGCCCACACCTAGATAACATCAATCAAACGGACCCGGCTGTTCGGTACTGCATGGAACAGGCGAAGTTTCATTTGAAAACGGCGCATGAACTCCTGGAAGCAGCCGTGTTAAATCCACAGACACGACACGATGATGATCTCGTATTTTATCAAAGGCTTTCGCGAGTTCTCCCGCTGATGGTCCTAATGCAAGTTTCCGAATCTCAATCTCCCGACCAGGTTGAAGAGGAAAATTTACCAGATACGCCGTCCTCAGTCCTGTCAAGTCAAGATATTTTCGAGCCTGTTGATCCATCCCATCAGTGAGAGTCTTAATAGCCTTGAGTTCTAGTATCACAGTATTGTCTATAATAATATCAGCTCGTAACTGTCCAACAACATGACCCCTAAACCTAACCAAAATGTGTCTCTCAGATTCATATGGAATACCTTTCTCTCTCAGTATAACCTCAACCGCGTTGTGGTACACTCTCTCACTATAGCCAGGACCCAATTCAGAATATACTTCTTTCACTATTTTTTCAATATCCCACTTCATTTATAAAGAAACTAAAAATTTCTCTATATATGTTAAGATGGCTCAGTCAGGTGCATTTTTAAGAAATCTGAACAGAGGTGATACCGAGTTGAGAAATATCATCACTAAAATAACTAATCTGTCTTCATTCACACGGAATGTAAGAAATGAAGCTGCAAGAAAAATACAAAAAGCCTGGAAAGTTGGACGGAGAAGAGAAGTTAGACGATTAATGCGGAATATTCAAGCCGGTCATGTTAATAATCTTGCAAAAGAGTTTGAAAAGTTGAATCTCGTAAACCGTAATAACTCTGGTAATGTCATCATGACTAACGTAGCACCCGTACGCTCTAAGAAGCGTAAAGCTACTAATAGCAACAGCAATGATGAACAAACAATGAAAACGCGTGGTCGGGAGGTGGAGCTGTCAAATCTTGAAATTGGTAGGGGTATGGGGTGTCATTATGCAGGTATTC